TAACGGATTCTCAGGTGGATCAGTTGGTTTCGGTACAACTGGTGGTACTGGTTTAACAAATGCTTCAAACCCAGCTGCTCTTAACCCAGAAGGTTCTCAGTCTGCAACAACCTATCCAGTTGGACAAGGTGCACGTACTGATGACGCTGAAAAATTCGGAGATTCTGGTACTAATGCCTTCAACGAGATGGCATTCAGCATTGAGAAAGTTACTGTGACTGCGAAGTCCAGAGCACTCAAGGCAGAGTATTCACTAGAGCTAGCTCAAGATCTTAAAGCAATCCACGGATTGAATGCTGAAGCAGAACTTGCAAACATTCTTTCAACAGAGATTCTTGCAGAGATCAACAGAGAAGTTATCAGAACAATCTATAAGGTTGCTGAGTCTGGTGCACAAACAAACGTTGCAACAGCAGGTGCTTTCGACCTAGACACAGATTCCAACGGAAGATGGTCAGTTGAGAAGTTCAAAGGTTTGATCTTCCAAATCGAAAGAGATGCTAACGCAATCGCACAAAGAACTCGTCGTGGAAAGGGTAACATGATCCTATGTTCCGCAGACGTTGCTTCAGCATTAACAATGGCTGGTGTATTAGATTACACTCCTGCACTTAATGCAAACTTAAACGTAGATGATACAGGAAATACATTTGCTGGTGTTCTTGCTGGTAAGTTCCGTGTATACATTGATCCATTTGCTGCTAACTTAGCTGCTGATCAGTACTACGTTGCAGGTTACAAGGGTACATCTCCTTACGACGCTGGACTGTTCTACTGCCCATACGTTCCTCTACAGATGGTTCGTGCAGTTGGTCAGGACACATTCCAACCAAAAATCGGGTTTAAGACTCGTTACGGTATCGTTGCAAACCCATTTGCAGAAGGTACAACAGTTGGAGCAGGTGCACTTACATCTAATGCTAACCGCTACTACAGAAGAGTTAAGGTTCAGAACCTTATGTAATTCATATTACATATCTTTCCAAGAGACCCCAAAAGGGTCTCTTTTTTTATGTTAAGATCTCCTAACAATAAATATTGTTACAGGAGGTAAAGACTATGTTACATTTAAGATGGGAACCACGAATAGTTCCAGAATACGATCCAGAAATTCACAATCCAGAGAGGGTCTTTGCCCTCCTATGTTACCGTGGAATACATTACGCTAAGTGGGTGTATTTGGATGTGTTCAAACCAGTTAGGTGGAATCTCAAAAATCCAAGAAAGGGAGAGTGATCTCCCCTTTTTTTGTCTAAATAGAAATAAAACTAGTCCAATGAAACGTTCACCTAGAGAGATTAAAGAGGCGAAAAAGGCATATGATAAGGTTGTAGATCATTTGATCTCAGAAGATTATGCTAAAACTAAAGAGGATGCCGACCAGATTATTAGTGGAATGAGTGAAGACTGGTATTACTTGATTCTACAGAGTTAATGGCGACCAACCCATATACTAATCAAATACAAAATAGAAATTTTCTATCACCGATAGGATTTAAATTTGCTTTGGGAAAAACACCCAAAGTAGATTTTTTCTGTACAAATACAAGAATACCTGAGTTATCACTAGGTTTAGCAAGACAACCATCATATCTAAAGGATTTGGATGTACCTGGCGAAAAACTCACATTTGGAGATCTAAACCTTAGATTTCTTGTAGATGAAAATATGGAAAATTATATGGCGATTCATAACTGGTTAACAGGACTAGGTTTTCCAGAGAGCACTCAAGACTATGCAGATTTAGTAAAACCAGTCACTGCAGAACCTAGAGAGGATATGAATCAGTTTAGTGATGGTAAATTACATCTATTAAATAGTAATTTTAGAACGCAAACAATAGTTCATTTTAGAGATTTATTTCCAATATCATTGACATCTTTAGATTTTGATGTTACACTAGATGATATACAGTATTTTACTGCAGAAGTTACATTCAAATATTCAGTTTATTTTATTACAGGCAAGGATGGTAGAACCCGTCTATGAATCTTGAAAAAATTCAGGAAATGTGGCAGAATGACTCTGTTATTGATCCTGATAACCTACATGATGAATCACTAAAAATACCTCAACTACACTCAAAGTATTACACAGTTTATAATACTATTGTATTGTTGAGGGAAAAAGCGTTGGATCAATATAAAAGAATTAAGTTAGAAAGATATAATTACTATACAGGTAAAGCACCAGCAGAGGTATATGCTGCTGAACCTTTTGCATATAAGGTTAGAGAAAAGGATGCAATACAAAGACATTTGGAAGCAGATGAAAAGTTAAGTCAAATAGATATGAAGATTAAGTATTACGATACCATGCTTAAGTTTTTAGAGGAGATTATAAAGGTAATATCAAATAGAACATTTCAGATTAAGAACGCAATAGAGTGGAATAAATTCCAAGCAGGTTTTAATTGATAAATAGAATTGGAATGTTCTACATGAATGGAAAAACAGGTATCAGAAGGTTCACTTCATAAGTGGTTCAAAGGATCCAAATCCAAAGATGGTAAAGGAGGATGGGTCAACGTAGTTACAGGTGGAACCTGTGCTAGTGATGAACCAGGTGAAGGAACTCCAAAATGTGTATCTTCCGCAAAGAGAGCAAGTATGACTAAGGCAGAAAGACTCTCTGCTGCTAGAAGAAAAAAGAAAGCTGATCCTAATCAGCAGCAAAAATCTGGTGCTGCAAAACCAACATACGTCTCAACCGACAAACCAAAGAAAAAGAAAATGAAGGA